GATGGTGTAGCTTTACTATAAAACTCCTCAACCTGTTCTAAATCATCAAGCTGTGGATCTTTTAAAGCTTTAAGCAAAAGGTGTTTTTCAAATAAGACTTCATCTCTTATTCCATCTGTTTCAGATAGTTCATTGATTTCTACTGCATCAGCTTTAGTTAAACCTGTAACTAATACTGTTGCATCCCATTCAGGTATTTCAATCTCTTTCTCTGGTAAAGATGGTGCATTAGATATATCATCCATGCTAAGTCTTTTCATGATAACCTCTTTTCTGTTGTGAATTACTTAAGTTATATTTTAAGCAGTTCCCTCAGTTACATCTCCACTAACTTGAAAAGCAGCTGAGAAGCTTACTGCTCCTCCTACATCTGGTGTTCTATCATAAGATGTCATTATTGCTTTTCCTGAAGCTTTAGGATTTCCTCCTGTAGTTCCTATTGGATAGAACTCAAAATCTCCCTCTACTCCTAGTATAGCTTTGAGATAACCATCAACAGTTGCATCAAAAGATCCTGATATAGTGATACTTGCATCCTTTAGTCCTGCTACAAAAGCTTTAGAACTATTAGAAAATGCAGAAACCTCAGCTACATCAGCAGTTCTTGAAACAGCAACATCTGTTAAAACATTAGAAATATCTCTCAATGTTCCTCCAGAGTCATCTATTTTAAAAGCTGCACTTTTTCCATGTGTAAATGTTGGCATTTATCCTCTCCTCTATTTCCTTAATTTATCCCTGTGCAAATCCTATAGCTACTGTAAAACTAGGAGTTGATCCTCCTATTGTTAGAACAGCTCTAGCATACCTAGCAGGAGCACTTGCACTTGTCTTTAATTCTGATGTCATTCCTGTAGCCTGAGTAAATGTAATATAATCAGAAAAGGAACTATTATCAGAACTTGTTTGAATCTTAGCATCTAATGTTGGGCTTGTTCCACTTGCTGCTGTAACATGTAAAACTGCACCTCCTCCATTAGTACCTGCTGCTCCAAAATCTACTGATGTTTGAGTTGATGTTGATGTAAAAGCTGCTGGAGCTACCATACTTTTACCATTAAAAGCATCCCCATCAAATTGAAATGCTATTGCTACTGAAACTATTCCTCCAACATCTGCTGATCTATCATAAGATGTTGCAATAGTAGTTCCAAAAGACACAGCATCCCCTCTTGTATATCCAATAGGTGCTATAGAGAATGCTGCCCCAGACCCTCCAAGTTGAGCTAAATACTCTGCATTGGCATCTGGGCTAGATGTTGTAAAGTAACCTGATAAGGTAGCTGTGCCATCCTTTAAGCCACTTACAAAAGTTTTTGATGAATTAGAAAAAGTGCTTGTTTCAGCTACATCAGCTGTAAGTGATAAAGAAGCATCTGTTAGTGTATTTGAAAGATTAGTATTATCTAAAATTACTACTGCATCTTTACCATGTGAAAAACTAGGCATCTATTTCTCCTCTATCCAAGCTTCATTTTCTATTGTTGATGGATCATCTTTAATAAATTTACCATCATTAGTTCTAGCTCTTTTCATTTTACTATTAACTTTTTCTGCTGCATTATTCTTAATCAATGCTTTAGCTATTTTATCAGGCAAGTCTAAAACTTCTCCTGCTTCTGCTCTTACTTCTTTTTTATCTAGTAGGAAATCACTTCCTAATAATATTTTAATTTTCATGCTATTACCTCTATATTGAATGTTACACCAAGATAACTAGTTCCCTGTGTTACTTCATACTCTCCATAATCAGTTGCACTTATTACTCTAACAGACATAGCTGCACCACCCAAAGTTGGATCTCCCTCAATAGCTGCTTTTATTGATGTAGCACCTGATGAAGCTAAATAAGCATCTACCTCATCTTGTGAAGTCTGAGCATCAATTCTTGATATATATACAACAATAGGAATTTCATAAGTATCTGCACCTCTAGCCATTGTTGAATCATAATTAAGTGTATTTAGAGGAGCTACTAGAGCTATTGGGGGTACTATATAATCTGGCACAAACTCACTTGCAGTAAGTCCAGAAATAGTTTCTAATCTTGTTTTTAGTCCATCTCTAATACTTGTTAAAGCTGCCATTATCTAACACTCCTAGCTATATCTCTTGCAATCAATTCTAACATCTCTTGCCCTCTGTCCTTAATCTCTTGTTGTTTCTCAAAGACTACACCACCAATAAATGGCTTCATTTTTAAACCTCTCTTAGATATTGCTCTAGCTACAAGAAAAGGATTCATTTTAGGTTGTCCTCTCTTAGCCCACCTAGCAAGACTAGATCCCTCTTGATATGGAGGAAAAAATGGTCTAGTTTTTTTAACAGGGCTAAATCCTCTATATATTGGCTTTCCATGAATAAAAGGTGCATATTGTTTATCAGTAGCTAATTTAAAGCCCTCTGACATTCTAAGCCTGTTTGTATTGCCTAATTTAGCTGTGAATACACTTCTCCTAGTTGCTCCTGTGTTTTTGTTACCTCTACCTGCTTGAGATCTAGGAGATGGCTTATTAGATAATGCATTCAAAGAATCTTGCTTAAGTTCTTTTGCTAGTTCATTAAAATAATCTGTACTTCTTTTATTCCAGATTGTCTGTGCATTTATAGACTTAGATAAGTCTAAAGCTCCATTTAGAGTAAGTTTCATCTGTCATACTGTCTATTGGTATTGATTGCAGTAAGTCCTACATAAGGTCTGCCTGATGCAAGAGTAATTGTTGTTTTTTTAAATGATTTAACTAAATTCTTAACATCTGGATCTAGTTCTGATAAAAATACCACAGCAGGTTGTCCTGTTTCTGGATTACCAGAAAAACCCATTGGGCTATTTTTTCTCTGAAAGTATCTTGATGCTTGTATTAGTGTTGCTTGTGCAACTGCAGCAGGAACAGGATTAGCTCCCTCTTGTATTGGGCTACCAAACTTAGCTGTAATTGATAATCCCTGCCTATGTTCTGTAGGTAAAACCTTACCTGATTTCTCTATAGCCATAATTATTTTAGTAAATGGCAATATAGGATCTACTTTTTCTGCATTGTAAGGAGCTAAGTAGTAATCTGTATTTAAAGTTAATGTTTCATTTACTGAGCCATCAGCATTAAGTGTTTTAACTATAAGCCCTGTTGTTGTAGCAATATCATCAACATCTGCATAATCCATAAATTCACAATCATACAATCTAGTTTCTACTGAGCTTGAAATTGTAAATTGTCTGCCTGTATAAGCATCAATAGCAGCAGAAGCTGCATCTAGTGCATAATCTAAGTTTGCATCCTGTGTTGATCCTGATAAGCCCATCCAGACTTTTAATTCATTCTTATCTATATATTGATGACTCAATATTTAACTCCCTTAAGTTATTTATTTTCTGATGGTTTTACAGCTTTTGTTTTAGGTGCAGGTGCTTTTTTAGGTGCAATCTTTACATCAGGTACAGGATCTCCCATACTTGCTATTAGAACTCCACTTTGAAATGGGCAATTTTTACCTTTACCAAATTTACCTGTGGCATTATCTTGCCAAACAAAATCTGATTCTTTTTCTATAAACTTCATATTTTTATTCTCCTCATGGAAAGCAGAGCCAATCACTTCATTACTCATAACAAAAGATTGACTCTGTTTATTTTCCATATTAATTAGCTATTATTCAATATCATTAATTCTTGTGAAAGCTTGTGGCTTATACACAGCTAAAGCATATCTTAAAGATGCTTTAACAGTAAGAATATCTTTGCCAAAGTCCCCATCAGCAGCAGAGTCTGAAATTTGTAATTCCATTCCTCTCCTGAATACATGGTTAGCAGCTAAAGATCCACCAAACTTACCTACAACTACATCAATAGTAGTAGATACAGCTCCACCAATTTGTGATGATTTCACAACAGGTAATCCCCAGATAGTTGGGCTACCTGCTTGAGCAGATACTCCAAGCATAAAGTTATTGTTGCCATCAACTTGTCCAGCAAGTGCTTCATAAGCAGCTGGGCTCATCAAGATAGCATCTGGAGCTAATTTTCCATTAACTTCAATATCTTTAATACCCTGTAGGATTGTTCTCAATTTACCACCTGCATTAGCTGGATATGCTCCTGCTGTGTAAGTGATTGTGTTGATTCCTGTTTGTTGTGTAAGTCCTTTAATATCTGGAGCTACACCACCACCAACTAGGAATTGTTTTTCTAATCTTTGCATTACATGATTTGCAAGTCTGCCATCAAAATATGCTCTTGCTCCTGCTTGATCCTCAAGCAACTCTGCTGTTATAGGCAAAGTTGTGATGAATTTTCT